TTGACAACCATATTGGTTGGCACGAAGGACAAAAGGACAAATAATGGCTCGTACAGCAAATAGTGAAATACTCAAGCAGTACCGTGACAAGTTGGAGCAGTCACGCCGTTGGCGTCATGAAGAAGCCCATGATGAGATTTGGCGCCGCATGATTGACATGTATCGTGGTAAGCAATACAAAGGTGTTTCAGAAGAAGACCGCTTATTGGTAAACATTGCTTTTGCAACAATCAACGTTGTTGCACCATCTGTTTCTATTAACTATCCAAAGATTTCAGTCAATGCTCGTCGCTACGAAGATAGCGACAAGGCTGTAGTGACAGAAGCAATCATCAACTATTGGTGGAAACATTTTGACTGCCAGAAAGAACTGCGTCGTGCAGTAAAAGACATGCTCATTTGTGGTCATGGCTGGATTAAAACTGGTTATCGTTTTATTGAAGAAGAAATGGTTGCTGATGAAGCAATCCCAACCTTTGACAACTTTGATGAACTCGCAGAAGACCGTGTTGAGTCTGCTGTTGAGTCAAACATGATTATCAAAGAAGACCGCCCATTTGTTGAGCGTGTATCTATGTTTGATATTTTTGTTGACCCAGATGCCACAAACATGCACGACATTAAGTGGATTGCACAACGCATTCGTCGCCCTTTGCCAGAAGTCAAAAAGGACAAGCGTTATAACACAGCCGCTCGCAAAGAGGCTTCGCCATCTCATTACTCAAAGTACGGACAAGACGGTTATTCACCACGCCGTTCAAGTGACCCAAATGATGCATATGTAGAAATTTGGGAATGGTACGACATTGACCGAAACACCATGTCGGTATTTTGTGATGGCACAGACAAGTTCTTGATTAACCCAACCAAGATTCCATTTGCTTATGGTCATCCATTTGTGATGATTCGCAACTACGACATTCCAGAACATTTTTACCCAATGGGCGAGTTGGAAGCAATTGAACCATTGCAACAGGAACTCAACCAAACTCGTACCCAGATGATGAACCACCGTAAGCGGTTCTCACGCAAGTGGTTATACAAGGAATCAGCCTTTGACGCCGATGGTCGTGCAGCACTCGAATCAGACGAAGACAACGTGATGGTTCCTGTGATTTCAGAAGAAAACATTTCTAATGTTGTTGGACCAATGCCAGCAGTTATCAGCCCACCAGAGTTCTACAACCAGTCAAGTCTCATCTCTGGGGACATTGACCGTGTATCTGGTGTGTCTGAGTACATGCGTGGTGGTTTGCCAGAAATCAGGCGCACAGCGACTGAGGCTGGCATCATTCAAGACAACGCTAATGCTCGTTCTTCAGAGAAACTCGCAATCATTGAACTCAGCATTGCTGAGATTGCTAAGCGACTCATCATGCTTGCCCAGCAGTATCTCACGGGCGAGCAGGCTGTCCGTATTCAGGGTTCTGAGGCTGAGCCACTTTGGTTGGAGTTTGACAGGGATTACATCAAGGGTGAGTTTGACTTCGAAGTTGAAGGTGGGTCTACACAACCTGTGAACGAGTCATTCCGTCGTCAGATGGCAATGCAGGTTGTTGATGCAATGGCACCGTTTGCTTCGGCTGGAATTATTGACATGCCGAAATTGGCTAACTATGTGTTGCAATATGGTTTTGGTATTCGTTCTGCTGCTTCGTTTATTGTGCAGCCACAAATGCCTGCACAACCCGTGACACCACAGGGGGTTTTACCACCAGAGGCAATGATGCCACCAGAGGGTGGAATGCCACCTCAGGGAATGCCAGAAATGGGTATGCCACCACAGGGCTTACCTTCTGAGGCTGGAGTGGAGCAAATGGGTGGGGGTCAGTTACCACCAGAAATCTTGGCGTTATTAGCACAGCAAGGTGGAATGCCGCCGGGAATGTAACGAATAAACCCTATCAATAGAGCAACCCACGGAGGACTCTTAAATGAGCGAAATAAATAGCAATGAAGTCACAGCAGAAGAGACCCTAGAAGACCTAGGACAATCTCAGGAAGTTGTAGATGTAGTTGATGCCTTAACGGATGAGCAGATTGATTTGCTTCCTGTTGACGAGTTTGGAGACAAGTATGTTTCCGTTCAAGTTGATGGTGAAGAAGTCCGTGTGCCACTCAAAGAGGCGCTTTCTGGATACCAGCGTCAAGCGGACTATACCCGCAAAACACAGGAACTCAGCGAGCAGAGGAGACAGGTACAGTTTGGTGCCGCTTTGCAAGAAGCCTTGCAAAACGACCCTCAAGGTACTTTAAGCCTGCTGTCACAACATTATGGTGTAGCACAGACACCTTCTGAAGAAGAAGACCTGTGGCAAGACCCTGTTGAGAAGCAGTACCGACAACTGGAACAACGCATTCAGGCTTTTGAACAAGATAAAGCATTGAATGAGTTGGAACGGAAGGTGCAGTCTCTTCAAAATCGATACGGAGAAGATTTTGATGCCAACGAGGTTGTGGCAAAGGCGTTAGCCGTTGGTTCAACCGATTTGGAAGCAGTCTATAAGCAAATTGCGTTTGACCGTCTTTATGACCAATCACTTTCTGCTCGTAAGCAAATTGCTAAACGAGATGAAGAGAAGGTGAAAGTCACAGAGGCTAAGCGTCAAGCGTCAGTTGTTTCTAGTGGTGCAACATCAAAGACTGCAGATGTATCAGCAAAACCAATCACATCATTGCGAGATGCTTTTGAAGCCGCCAAACGGCAACTAAGCGTTTAGCGTTCTATTTAAGGAGAAATCATCATGGCATCAGCCAACAGTAACTTTGACCAGTTGCTCTCAACGACCCTTGCGAACTACCGTTCGCAACTAACCGACAACGTGTTCACAGCACGTCCTTTGACCTACAAGTTGATGGACAACGGTCGCATTCGTATTGAGTACGAATGGAAGCAGTACGCTGCATCCATCGCAATCAGCGGTATTGAAGAAGCCAAGAACAACGGTGAACAAGAAATCATCAACTTGCTCGAAGCCAAGATTATGCAGGCAGAAGAGTCAATGCGTGAATCGTTTAACCAGATGTTCTTTGCTGACGGAACTGGCAACAGCGGAAAAGACTGGAACGGCCTTGGAAACTTGGTTGAGACCGGCAACTCTGTTGGTGGAATCAACTCAGCAACTTCAGGCAACGAGTTCTGGCGTTCATACGAGGAGAACACCGCAACTGCGTTGACCCTCGCACAAATGAGCACCGCTTACAACAGCGTTTCGGTTGGTAATGACCACCCAGACACCTTGTTGACTACTCAGACTTTGTTTGAGAAGTACGAAGCATTGCTTCAGCCAAACCTGCGTTACACCGACACCAAGACTGCAGATGCTGGATTCCAGAACCTGTTGTTCAAGGCTGCTCCTGTAATGTACGACGTGCATTGCACCGCTGGCGTGTTCTACTTCCTCAACACGAAGTACCTCACCTTGGTAGGTCACAGCAACAAGTGGTTCGCTCAGACGGACTTCATCAAGCCAGAAGACACAGATGCTCGTTATGCGCTCATCATGTGCTACGGCAACCTCACCTGTCGCAACCGTGCGAAGCAGGGCAAACTCACGGCAAAGACCGCCTAAGACCACTAACCAATAAGGAGAAAAACATGACCGACGCTGCTACCACACAGTCAGCAGCAACACTCGCTGGTGCAGCACAGGTTGTTTACACCATGACCCCAACAACGGGTCGTGCGTTGACAACACCAACTGGTGCAGAGTTGGGTGCAGCGTTTACAGACGAAGGAGTCGGTTCAAGTTTCCGATTCACCGTAGTAAACCTTGCTGGTGCAACACATGCAATTACATTGACAGCAGGTGCTTCGGGAGTGACCCTTGTGGGTTCAGCAACCGTTGCAGCAGCATCGTCAGCGTCGTTCGTTGCAGTTTTCACTGCAGCAAACACGGTATCAATCTACCGAGCATAAGTAATTGAATCTGGGGGGTGGGCAGAAACCCACTCCCCTATTTCAAAAGGAGCAATAATGCCTTACAAGTATTCAATTCTTTCTAGCCATGCGGATGCAACTCCTAAGGCTGGCACAAAGACTTCTACCTACCCGCCAACTAAGGGTGGTAAAAGCAAGAAGCAATCAAAATCAAAGAGTAAGTACTAGGAGAATAATCATGGCTATGAAGAAGAAAGCACCATCACGAAGCGGAGCATCAGACAAAGCAAAGAAAGCACAGTCAGAGCGAATGAAAGCACAGACACGTGCTAGTTGGCGCCAAGGTCAACCAGAACGTGGTAGTGAGGCTGCTTCTGCACGTTTGAGCGAATATGAACGCAAAAATCGTGGTGATGTTTATCAGGGAGAAGGTGGTTTTGGTTCAACTGGTTTGTCAAACAAGGCAGACCGTGAATACGCTGCATATATGCAAAAAAAATATGCAACTGCTTCACAAC